GCAAAGGCCTTGAGGACATCTATTGGAGCGTACAGTCAGACCTTAATGGAATGTATGATAATAACAATGAACAACTCAAGGATATGCTATATGCTGCTAAGGTAGCACAAGCACTTGAAGCAATGAACAAGGCTAGAGCTTTAGTCTACTCAGCACAAAAGCAAGCACGTGCTACCACCAAGCGTGAGTCATAAGCTAAACTATAGCCCTCGCAAGAGGGCATGAGGTAACACAATGCAAAAAGCACATTTACATCTAATCAAGTGGGCAGTATCCAAAGGCTACTCAGTGGCAGTCTATGGCGAGGGCGAGTTTGATGGTATCCACTCAACCTATGCCACCATCAAGGATAACGTAGAGGCCTGCGATATGGGCGAAATGGTGTTAGTCAAGCCTAGCACTAAGACAGAGGGCAAGTGGGCACGAAAGGCTAGCTTTGCCTACATCCACGAATACGAGCAAGAGCCCGAAGAGAGTATCTATGACTATACGGTCAACGAGGTAGCAGAAGAGTGGCAACGAGACTACGAGGCTACACACTAGCTGTTAACTTACCATAGGGCCTTGAGAGTTAAGACAGGGCCCTAGCAGTAAGTTAATAACACAACCAACGGAGCACAAGTATCATGCGTAAAATAGAGCAACAAATGAACACTGCAGTACATCATAAGGCTGCATGGTCTAAAGATAACACTATGGTGCGCTATGCGCCCGAAGTTAACTCAAGCGCCATCTACCTACATGGGCACCACATTGCCACCTATGTACACAGCACAAGCACTATGGTGCCTAATCGTGACACGTTCAGAGATTGGCCCACAGCAACCACACGCAGCCGTTTACGTGCATTGGGTGTCAACGCCAGCATTAAGAACTTTGCAGCAACTATAAACGGGGTTGAGCTATGAACACACAAGAGCATGAGCAAGACCAAGAGGAATACTGCAGCGCCTGTTGTGGTGCTGATATAGTACACGAGGACATATGCGCGGAGTGTAAGGAGCATTGTGAGGCATTCACAGAAGAGGAGGCATGGGACGTTTGGTTTGACTCAGGCTTCTCTAGTGGTCTATCAGGAGAGGCGACATAATATGGACATTATCCTAGACTTACTAATAATAATACTCACTATAGCGGCCCTATTTCTAGCGCCTCTAGTGTATTATTTGGTAGCAGGTCAATTTAATAGCCCCACGGCTAGAGAGAGAAGCGAGAAAGCCAAACTAAAACTAAAGCGTAAGGGTAACAAATGAAGCATGATCTAAAGAACTATGGGCAAGGCATCAAAGCAAGCCCACAGGTAACGATTGACCTAAAGCGTCACAAGACTATAGAGCTAATGGTAAACGCCATAGGCGGCCTTATTGGAGCTGCTAGCGTATACCTTATAATTAAAGTATTATTCGAGGGTAACTTATGAGAACTAAACGTAGCTATACACGTACTGAAGCTGACCTATACAACATATTGCTTGACTTGAACTACAGCGAGCCATATATCACTATGGAGCACATAGAGCAAGTAACAGGTCAGCCTAAGCGCCAATTAGCGCCTGTGCTTGGCGACTTGATAAGCAAGGGAAAGATACTAGCAGGCAACGAGGAGGTGCTGGATGGCCTTATACGCACCTACACGCCTATAGTTGCACGTGGTCAAGCCTATGGCTACCCACTAGACTACTATACCTATGAGGAATGGAGCTTGTTTGCTTTATAACTTAAGATAATAAAGATAGAGAGTAAAGACCATGAGTAGATGTAAAGGGTGCGACGTCATATTGAATGATTTTGAGCTAAGCAAGAAAGACACAGAGACTGGAGAGTTTTTAGATTTATGTAATAAGTGCTTGACAAGTGCTAGAGAAGGAGAGTACAACTACTCTATAGATGCAGAAGATCTAGATATTAACGAAACACAAGGAGACTCAGCATGGCTGAATCCACGATAGACGTAGAGCTAGCTATTGGTATATTTGCCGAAGTGGTGCTAGAGGTAGAAGTAACATGGAGCTTTAACGATCAAGGCGCTATAGACATAGATGACTTTTATGCTTACCACGTGTCTAGAGACGACACAGGCCATAAGACCTACGAGAAGGTGCCTTATTGGATGCACAAGATAATCGAGGTAGAGCTAGAAGAATACCACGATGATATAGAAAATAAATCTTGACACACTTCAGGCACAATGGTATAATATACCTAAGAGAGCAAAAAAATATACTTTGATAATAATTAAAGTACATACATAAGAGTCTTAAGACACTTAAGTAGCAGTAAAGTGTACCTAGTACACTAAAGTAGACCTATATGGGTCATTATAGATAATCTAAAGAGAGTAAAGCGTATGTCAGTAATCACAGGTCAAGTAGCATTTGCTAATTTGTCAGAACATGAAATGTATCAAGGACAGTCAACAGGCAAGTATTCAATCGTGCTTACCCTAGATGAAGATAATGCAGGTAAGCTAAAGGCTCAAGGCGTAAAGCTGCGAGACTATGAAGGTAACAAGCAACGAAAGTTTGCTAGTAAGTTTGATGTACCTCTATACGAGCTTAACGGTGACGAGTTCATGGGCTCCATATCACGAGGCTCTACAGTGCGAGTGCAGTATGCGCTAGGTCAAGAGCACCCAGTGCATGGTATAACGCCCTATCTTGATAAAATCCGAGTGGTGGAGCTAGCAGCCTCAGAGTCAGACGAGGACTTTTAACCCAGCTCGCAGGAGGCTATCTAAGGCCTCCTAAGACGACCCCTAGGCCTACTATTCCCCAGTGGCTTAGGGCCCTTACACGAGCTTACAGGAGCTTACAGAGTATGTATCCCACAGATAGAGTAGAGAGTCACTTTATAAAACATGAGCCATGCCCCGCCTGTGGCTCTAGTGACGCTTTAAGCAGGTATAGCGATAATCACGCGGTTTGCTTTAGTTGTAACCACTATATACATGGCGACAACAGCTTCCCAGCTATGACAGGCAAACCTAAGACAAGGCCATTAGAAATGACAGGCACAATAGCAGCAATTCAGGACAGACGTATTAGCTTAGACGTAGCTAAGCGCTATGGAGTAACAGTAGAGCATAGTGCAGATGGTAGCATTAGCAAGCATCATTACCCATACCATGCACAGGGCAGCAATAAGGTAGTAGGCACCAAGGTACGTAAAGTAGCGGATAAACAGTTTCATGCCACTGGTAGCCTAAGCGAGGCAGGCCTCTTTGGTCAGCAAGCCTTTGCAGCTGGAGGTAAATACATAACAGTAACCGAAGGAGAGCTAGACGCATTAGCAGTAAATGAAATGTTTGATGGTAAATGGCCTGCAGTAAGCATTAGGTCAGGAGCCGCAAGCGCAGTCAAGGACATAAAAGCCAGCCTAGAGTACCTAGAGACATTTGACAATGTGGTTATATGCTTTGACAATGACGAGGCAGGTGTAAAGGCAGCTGAGGCTGTTGTAGGCCTATTCTCACCACGCAAGGCAAAGGTATGCACACTGCCACTTAAGGACGCTGGTGATATGCTCAAGGCCAACAAGGTACGAGAGTTCACACGATGCTGGTGGGATTCTAAAGCATTCAAGCCAGAGGGTGTCGTAAGCCTAGGTGACTCCGACGTATGGGATAAGTTCCTTAAGCGTGGTACGGAAGAGGTGACGCCACTACCTGCAAGCTTTGGCAGTCTTAACGCCATGATGAATGGCGGCATTGCAGCAGGTGAGGTGACTGTCATAGGTGCCCTAACGTCAATAGGTAAGACCACTATGGTCTACAATCTAGTGCATGGTATGTACACAGAAAGCGCCAAGAAGATTGGTTGTGTGTTCTTAGAGGCTGACGTAGGTGAGACAGTAGAGAAGTTACTGTCAGTCTACATGGGCACCAACATTGCCGATGTGCCTAATGAGAGTAGAGACTACAACCTGTACCATGAGAAGTACGATGAAATGGCACAGTCTGATAAGCTACACATATTAGATCACCAAGGTGCTTTAGAGGCTGACGAGTTATTTGCTAAGATGCAATACTTGGTCAAAGGTTTAGACTGTGATGTTATCATACTAGACCCGTTACAGGCCGCAGTGACTAGCAATGAGAATGGCACTATAGATGCTTTCATGGACAAATGCCTCAAGCTTGCCAAGAATACAGGTGTTAGTATTATCATTGTTAGCCATATGCGTAAGCCACACGCTAAAGATCCCCACGACATAGGCGAGTATGATTTGAAAGGCTCAGGCTCAATTAACCAGATAGCCTTTAACACTATACTCTTGTCGCGAGACAAAATGACGGACGACGATTATGCACGTAACTGTACTCAGGTGCAGCTAGTTAAGTGTAGACGTACAGGACGTACAGGGGTAGCTGGTTGGTTGTACTATGAGAATAATACAAGCCGCCTAGTAGCTACTCAGGCACCTGAAATTAAAGCAGCTAACTCACATGACGACTTTTGATATGGAGAATAACAATGAAGATGCATAAAATGTTTGAGTGTGAGGGCTACACTTTCAAGTGGGCAGGTGGTTGTACTATTAATGTGTACTGGGATGGTATTGAGGTAGACGCCATAGAGTTCTATCACACTTATACTGATAAAGAGGTAGCTATTTTATGTCTTGATTGGTTAGAAGAGAACGGTATTATAGAAGATGTAGAAGCTTATATCATATGACGACTTTTGATAAGGACCAGTAATGACTAGATTAATATTTGATATAGAGACTAATGGGCTAAACCCTAGCATAGTGTGGTGCATTGTCACTAAAGATATTGATTCTGGTGAGGTGATTACTTATGTTCAGGGGCAATGGGCATTATTCAATAAAGCAATAGCACAAGCTGAGGAGGTAATAGGCCATAACATCATAGGGTACGACATTCCAGTGTGCGAGCGTTTACTTGCGACAGACTTTAGTGGTCTAAAGATCACAGACACCTTAGTCATGTCTAGGCTAGCCAATCCACAGAGGGATGCACATTCACTAGCATATTGGGGAGAACAACTTGGGTATCCGAAAGGCACTTATGAAGATTGGACACAATATACGCCTGAGATGGTGGAATATTGTAAGCAGGACGTTAGCGTTAATGAACAGGTATACCAAAGACTCATACACGACCTTGATAGCTTTGGAACTGAGTGCGTTGAGCTTGAGCATAACGTACAGAATATCATACAAAAACAAATACGCAACGGGTGGCTCTTAGATCAACCTAAGGCCAGAGACCTAGTTGCAGAACTAAAGGAAAAATCATATGACCTTGAAGAAATTGTCCAACAAGTTTTTCTTCCTCTACCTACGTACATTAAGGAGATTGTTCCCAAGCTTAAGAAAGACGGCAGCACCAGTATCGTCGGACTCAAGTTCCTCGGCGACAGATGGGAAGAAGTAGGTGGCCCTTTTAGCCGTATTGATTGGCCTGTGTTTAACTTGGGTTCTAGGCAGCAGATAGGGCGTTACCTTAAGCACTTCGGATGGAAACCTAAGGTATTCACCGAGACTGGTCACGCTATCGTTTCTGAGGATGTGCTTAAGAATGTCAAAGGCATACCTGAGGCCTCGCTTATAGCTTCATACCTACTCGTAGGCAAGCGTATAGCTCAGGTACGTAGTTGGCTTGAGGCTGTAGACGAGGACACACAGAGGGTACACGGGTACGTCAACACTAATGGCGCAGTGACTGGACGCATGACACACAGCAAACCTAACTTAGCACAGGTGCCTAGCTCTAGTAGCTTATATGGGCCTGAGTGCAGGGCTTGCTGGATTACACCTAAGGGCTATAAGCTCGTAGGTATTGATGCCTCAGGGCTAGAGCTTAGAATGTTAGCACACTACATGAATGATCCTGACTATACTAATACTATACTCACGGGTGATATTCACACTGCTAACCAAAAGGCTGCAGGACTGGCTACACGTTCAGAAGCAAAGACCTTCATTTATGCCTACCTATATGGCGCAGGTGACGAGAAGATAGGATCTATAGTGGGTGGTGGACGTAAGAAAGGAAAGCAACTCAAAGATAGCTTCCTAAAGGCTACACCAGCACTAGCAGACCTTAAGGCTAATGTAGCTGAATCAGCGAGCAAGGGCTACGTAACTGCCCTAGATGGGCGTAAGATATTCATTAGGTCTGAACACGCTGCACTCAACTCATTACTGCAGTCAGCTGGTGCATTAATCATGAAGCAAGCCTTGATTATATTGGATAAGTATGCTAGAATATGGAAGTTAGATTATAAGTTCGTAGGCAATATCCATGATGAATTTCAAGTTGAGGTTAGAGAGGATCAAGCAGAGAAGTTTGGTTCACTAGCGGCTAGTTGTATTGAGGCTGCTGGTATACATTTTAATCTTAGGTGTCTTCTTGCTGGAGACTATAAGATTGGAGCTAACTGGGCTGAGACTCATTAGGGATAATTATGGAAGAACGTAAACAAATAGAACTATTCGTAGATAAGTATGCAGGTGATGCAGAGGCAGCCGACACTAAGGTATGTAACAAATGTTCTAAAGCTTTACCTTTATCTCACTTTGGCCCCGCTAATGGTGGGGTATACCTACGGCCTGAGTGTAGGGCGTGTCTAAACTATGGCGTTAAGATACGTAAGGGGCTACGGGAAATACACGGTATGCCGCCTGCTGGTCATCATTGCCCTCTATGCTTATGTAGTGAGGAGGAAGCCCAAGGTAAAGGAGGATTCAAGTCTAGCGCATGGGCATTGGATCACGACCATGACACAGATACCTTTAGAGGCTGGTTGTGTCATAGTTGTAATAGAGCATTAGGGGTTTTCAATGACGACATACCACGTATGCAGAGAGCAATTAACTATATTAGAGGTAAAGTATGAATAAGACTAAAGGTAAGCCATTTGCAAAGTGCTTTGTTGATGCGGACAGCTTAATATTCCGTATAGCACTTAAGACAGACATAACCCTTAAGCTGGCTAAGGAATACTACGACAAAGCCATAGAGGACATTGTGTGGAACACCTGCAGTGATGAAGTCTTTGTAGCTCTTAAGGGTAAAGGTAACTTCAGGTATGAGGTGGCTGACGACTACAAGCAACACAGGAGCGGTAAACCTTTGGATGATAAGGTAGCTAAGAGGCGTAAGGCTTTGAACAAATATGCTTATAGCCAAGGGCATCATAAGTCAGACAATTGTGAAGCTGATGATGTGGTATCCATATGGGCACAGGAGGCCTTAGACGCTGGTGAGAACTTTGTCATAGCACATATAGATAAAGACATAGACATGGTAGAAGGTTGGCACTACAACTTCACCAAAGAAACTTTATACTACATTGATGCAGACAAGGGCTGGTACAAGATGTGCCTACAGATGCTCACAGGAGACTCTACAGACAACATACAAGGCCTTAGAGGTATTGGCCCTAAGACAGCACAGAAGCTGTTGAAGGATGTTGATACAGAGGATATGGTAGCCAAGGTGCAGGAGGTGTGGAAGGATAAGCATCCTGAGGATTGGGAGTCTAGGCTTGAGGTCTGCTGGAATCTTATCTATATGCGTCGAGACTGGAATAGCTTCAAGCAACTAACTATAAAGGATACACTGACTTATGCTTAAGTTTAGATCAGGCCTAGAGAGCGCCTTTAGTGAGGCTGTGGGCACCAAGGACTTTGCTTATGAGCCCTACAGGCTGCCTTATATCATTCATAAGAAATACGTACCTGACTTCATATGTCAACGTACAGGAGCTATGATTGAGTGCAAGGGATTCTTTAGGGTAGGTGACACACAGAAGTACAAGGCTATACGTGACGAGATTAACCGACCACTTATCTTTGTGTTCACTGACTCACGTAAGAAGCTACGCAAGGGCTCTAAAATGACCCTAGGTGAGTGGTGTGAGAAGGAAGGTTTAGCTCACTTCACTATGAAATCAGTTGATAAGTTACTGGAGCATTTAAAATGTCTAGCACCTTTGAAGAAATAAGAGAACAAATATTACACAACTATGATGTTGACTTCTTGTGTGAGCTACTAGGGATTACAAGTGAATCCTTAGTGGATCGTTATGAGGACTTAATCATGAAGAATCTTTCACTATTTGAAGAGGATACATTAGATGACTAAAGTTGTAGGATCAATGGAATATGCTTATGACCAACCCGACTCAGTGGGATTTGATTGGGAACATGATGTGACATATAACCTAAATGATGATGATGACATATCCTGTGATTGTAACTTGAAAGGAGAACCTATGAAAGCACTAGACATACAGGTAGGCGGTGACCACTACACTAGTATGAAGCTACAGCCTCTTGAGAAGACTTATCTACAGTATGGTTATGAGGGTGTCAAACATTCCCTCTATACCAAGGTAGACAAATATCTCACTAGGGACAAGGGTACAGATAGGGTTGATATTGAGAAAGCTATTCACTGCCTACAGTTACAACTAGAGTTTTATGACAGGTGGGCCGCTTTAGAAGCTCTAGAGCCTCGTAACAAGGCACAACCTATAGAAGGTAACAAATGAACAAGCTAAGTGCTATGCTTACAAAGCATGAAGGTTCTAGAGCTTTTGCTTATAGATGCACAACAGGCAAGCTAACCATAGGAATTGGACGTAATATAGATGAAGATGGTGGCTTAGGTCTGTCTACACAAGAGATTCAGGTCTTACTTACTAATGACATTATAAGAGTAGAGGAGGAACTAAGTAACTCGTTACCTTGGGTTATAAGCTTAGACTGTACACGTCTTGATGCGTTAGTTGACATTTGCTTTAACTTAGGCCTACCTAGGTTCCTTAGGTTTGCTAAAGCACTTGATGCACTTGAGGCAGGTGACTACGATAAGGCAGCAGACGAGTTCATGGACAGTCGATGGGCAAATCAAGTAGGCTACAGAGCCTTTGAAGTTAGTGAAATGATTAGAACTGGCGTATACCAAGAGGAATACTAAGATGAACGGACAGGTAAGAGGTTTAGCGTTAGAGTTGTTAAGAGAAGAGTGTGTGGAAGGTTTAAATAAAGCCTCGTTACCTGAGAGCAGTAAAGAAAGTAAAGTAGAAGCGGAACGGGCCTGTAAATTATACGATAATGCACTACATGGGAAGACTAAAGATGTTAATTAAATTTTACACAGAAGGCTGTCAGCCATGTTATGCGCTAGGTGTTTCATTAGATAAGCTACTAATTGACTACACAGAGGTAGACATTGGCAAAGACCTAGAATCAGCTATAAAACATAAAGTAATGAGTGTACCTACTTTGCTAAATACAGAGACAGGTAGCAGGCTCACTGGTTTTACAGGTCAGGTACAACTAGAGGAGTGGTTAAATGACAATCAACATTGATTATAATCGTAATGATTTACTATCAGAGCAGGCTTTTGTGCTTCTTAAAGACTACTACTGTCGTGAGGATGAAGACCCTCAAGAAGCTTATGCTAGAGCAGCTACTGCCTTTAGTAAGCATGACGAGGCTTTAGCACAACGTATCTATGACTACGCCAGCAAAGGTTGGTTTATGTTTAGTTCGCCTATACTATCCAACGCCCCAAAGGAGGGGGAGAAAATAAATGGACTACCTATTAGCTGCTTTTTGTCTTACGTACCTGACAGCCTTGATGGTCTTATCGGACACTCTACAGAACTCCGATGGTTGTCTGTTAAAGGTGGTGGAGTGGGTGGTCATTGGTCTGACATCCGCAGTGTTAGTGATGTTGCTCCTTCACCCATACCTTTCCTAAAGACTGTTGACAGTGATATGACAGCCTATAGGCAAGGTAAGACTCGTAAGGGTTCCTATGCAGCCTACATGGACATTAGCCATCCAGACATAATTGAATTTATTAATATACGTGTACCGACAGGAGGTGATCCAAACCGTAAGGCATTTAACATTCACAATGCAGTTAACATTACAGATAGGTTTATGGATGCTGTAGTAGCTGGTGACACTTGGCCTTTAGTAGATCCTGACGATAAGACAGTACGTGACTTGCTACCAGCACGTGAGTTGTGGGAGAGACTAATTGAGACACGCTTTAGGACAGGTGAGCCTTACTTAAACTTTATTGATGAAGCCAACAGGCACTTACCACCATCCATGAAGGAGAAAGGATTAGAGATACATGGTTCTAACCTATGTAACGAGATACACTTACCTACATCAGATGAACGTACAGCAGTGTGTTGTTTGTCAAGTGTTAACTTAGAGTATTACGAAGAGTGGAAAGACACCACTATGGTATCGGATTTAATTACTATGTTAGACAACGTAATTAGCTTCTTCTGTTTCCATGCGCCTAAGGAGCTACGTAAGGCTGTCTACAGCGCCACACAAGAGCGTTCACTAGGACTAGGGGCAATGGGGTTCCATAGTGCTTTGCAACGCTTAGGCGTACCGTGGGAGTCTCCTATGGCTACTGCTTTGAATACTGAGATGTTTACCCACATCAAAGCACAAGCTAGGGCAGCATCAGTGTATTTAGCTGAGGAACGTGGGGCTTGTCCTGACGTAGCAGGTATGCGTAACAGCCACTTGTTAGCTATAGCGCCTAATGCTAACAGCAGTATCATTGCAGGTTGTTCTGCTAGTATAGAACCATTAAAGTCTAATGCCTTTACTCACAGGACAAGAGTAGGCGCCCACTTGGTAGAGAACAAGTATTTAGCTAAAGTTCTTAAGGGTTACAACAGCGACCCTAAGTGGCTAGCAGAGCAGTGGAAGTCTATACTATTACATGAGGGCAGCGTACAGCACCTAGAATGGATGGAAGAATGGGATAAGCAAGTATTTAAGACTGCTTTTGAGTTAGATCAACGATGGGTTATAGATCATGCAGCGAGTAGACAACCTTTCATATGCCAAGGACAGAGTGTTAACCTATTCTTTCCAGCAGGTACAGATAAGGCCTATGTGAATGAAGTACACCTGAGAGCTTACAATAAGAAGCTTAAGGGCTTGTATTACCTAAGGACTAGTGCAGGATCTAGTGCAGACAAGGTAAGCGTTAAGCCTACACGTGTTGCTCTAGCGGATTTTAATAATGATGAAGACGAATGTCTAAGTTGCCAAGGATAAAGAAGAATGAGTTTATTGACAGTATCAGCAGCATACAAGCCCTTTAACTACTCAAGCTTTGTTGAGCAAGCTATTGAACACGATAAGTTAGCTTGGGGAGAATGGGAGTGTGACTTACAAGAAGATGTAACACAATGGAAGTCAGGTAAGATAACACCACCTGAGAAGAACTTTATCACACAGATACTACGTTTGTTCACACAGTCTGATGTTATCGTGGGTGGTAGTTACGTAGATGTATTCTTACCACGTATCAAGAACAATGAGGCTAGGATGATGATGCTATCGTTTGCACAGCGAGAGACTATCCATATGCGCTCTTACGCCTTGCTTAACGATACCCTAGGCTTTCCTGAGGCTGAGTACACAGCGTTTCTTGAGTACGATGCTATGGCTGAGAAGCTTGAGTTTATGCAGACCTTTGACCCCAACACTAAGCAAGGGTTAGCTAAGGCATTAGCACAGACAGTATGTAATGAGGGTATGAGTTTGTTTAGTGCCTTTGTTATGCTGCTAAACTTTCAACGCTTCGGTAAGCTTAAGGGTATGTGTGAGATAGTTGAATGGTCGATACGTGACGAGACAATCCATGTTGCAGGTATGACAGAGTTGTTTCGTACCTTTACTAAAGAAAATCCAGAGGTAGTGAATGACGAGTTTAAATTATCTATATATGAAATGTACCGAACTGCTGTATCGCTTGAAGATAAAGTTATTGATCTGGCGTTTGAACTGGGAGGTGTGGAAGGTCTTGAGGCTAGTGAAGTCAAAGAGTACATCAGATACATAGCAGACCGTAGGCTGACTAACCTAGGTCTTAAGCCTAACTGGGAGATAGAAGAGAATCCTCTACCTTGGTTAGATTGGGTATTAAACGGTGACAGCTTCAAGAACTTCTTTGAGGGTCGTGTGACTGACTATAGTGCAGATGGTATGTCTGGCGAATCTTGGGGGTGGTAATATGAGTAGTATGAATTTGAATGACTTAGTTGACTGTGAGGCTATTACTAAGCTAACACTAGATCAGTTCCACAGTGATCTTAAGGAAGAGCTAGAGTATGGTGACAATGGAGATAAACCTGAGGTTCTTAGGCTGCTCATTGCCATTGAGACTATCTTTAAAGAGTTGATGCTACCACATGAATACTTGATCTGGAAAAATGTTTCTGGAGTAGAGTTAGGTCTGATGCACTAAATCTTACGGACACAAAAAAGCCCTACCTAAGGAGACTCAGGTGGGGCTTTTTATTGCCTAGAGTTTAGTACCTAGGTTCTTGCTCAGGTTTGTTATCTACAATAGCAGAAGTACCTACAATGTTCTTAGCTACTTGTGCATAATCATCAACACCTGCTGTAACACCTCTAGTTGAATCGGCTATTGTCAGCATACGCTGATGTGCCCTAGGGCTTAGGCCTCCTAAACCTTCTGTTGGTAACGGTATGCCCCTCTTCTCTGCTAAAGCTTGAGCACCCTTCACGACAGGATCTACGTAAACTGGGTTATTGCGATCATAACCTTTCATCTTACCATCCCTAAGGTCAGCAAGTGTACCAGAGATCGGAGGAAACACAGTAACTAACCTAGTGCCGCCTACAGGTTTATACCCCATCATATCCGCTTCATCCGAAGTAGCTATAGTGTAAGTACCGTCCCTCTTGAACTCTGCCCAGTCATTAACACCACCTAGCTCCTTAGCTTGTGAAGTGTGTGAGTTACTTATTGACCAACTATCATTCTGTGCATTGTACTTAGCAGGTGGCAGTTTGTCCAACTGTGCTTCTAAAGCATCGAAGTTCTTCTGCTGTGGCTTACTCAAACCTTTCCCACTAGCCTTTAGTTCATGGAACCTAAGATATTCACGTACTGAGGTTGTAGGTGATGCATGATTACGTAAGCGCATAAGATCGCTCATGACCTGTGTGTCTGCAAAGTATTTAGGATCCACTTCATTAGCTAAAGTATGCATGAACTTACTAGCTTTAGAGCCACTACTGACAGCACTACCGATCTCAGCGCCCATTTGAGGATGTTGTTCCACAGGGTTCTTAACCATAATCTGTACGTCAGGTGCATCATCACCTAGCTTCCAAGCCCTTACTAAGTGAGCGTTGAAAGCATCCTTAGTTCCTTGTGAGATTGCACCTGTGTTGTGTCTAACAGCGTTTTCCCATACACCGTCTAAGCCACCATTAGCAATCGTTTTGAAAGACATAACCTGAGAACCAAAGAGCTCTGTGATTATAGGAGGTACTTCCCCTGAAGGTAGTTGTTTATTCAGCATATATTGATAAGCTTCCAAGCCAGCCTGATAGCTAGGTGCCTCTCGTGCAAGCTCCATTATCTCAGCTCTCTTCTTGAAGCCTTTAGCGCCTATCTCTTTAACTTGTCTAGTCTTCTCTTTGTTGAGAATAGCTAATCTATCTGCTGACGCTTTAGCACCTTTAGGTGTCGTAGCTTTCCCACCTCTAACCTTCTCAGCTTTGATCTTAGTCTCTAGCTTATCAAAGTTAACAAACACTTGTCCAGCTTGTACATTCTTAAGGTGGCGTAAGGTCTGCGCCATGGCACCTGTGGAGATACCAGACGCAGTGGCCTCAGCTAAGGCTTGTGGTGAGTAAAGCTCTTTGATTGTACGTCCAACAGCAACAGCACCTACTTTAGCTACTCCCGCTATCTTACCTGCTATACTAGGCCCATAGAAACCAGCTATCTTAGTATCAGCGTTACCTGCAACCTGATTGATAGTGTTTCCAGAGAATATACGTTTAGCTTGACCAGCACTAAGAACATTAGCACCTGTCTCTAGAACATCAGTAGCCACTTTTATCTGGCTACCATAGTTATCATTCAGGTACTTACCGACTGTTGAGTTATCAATAACATCACGAGCTGGTTGAATTACATTATCATTAAGCGTGGTCATTCCTTGACCTAAAGGCTCCGTGATACGATCAGGGACAATAGCTGATATTAATGAACCACTCACATCACCAAAGGCACCTGTGACGTTCTTAGCAGTGCTGGCTAAGGCTCCAAACATACTACTGTTTTCCCAAGCATCATCCATCTCAGCTTGTCGGCTGTCAAGAGAATCCTTGAGTTTAGTTCCCTCTTCCCTCAGCTCCCGTATAGGAGCTCCTAGGAAGCTATTATATATATCGTCTAGAGTTTGATTACCCGCCATTGGCTGCACCTTTCATAGGTATGCGTTGATTAGGATCTTCCTTCTGCTCTAGCAAGCTGATGATAACTAAGCGATCTGCTTTTAACTGCTCTATCATTTCTTTACTCTTCGAGACCTTGATAGCTTTACTTACGTTACCCAATAAGACACCAAGACCTTTCTTAGCGGCAGGGCCCTTTAGCATACGTGCAGTAACAGCCGTACCAGCCCCAAGGGCTAACGTGCCTGTAGCAAAGGCTAACCACCCTGAGGTTAGTGCCATTGTAGCTGCAGAACCAGTAGCTGCTATTGCTAGAGGAGTCGTAGGTATTGCCATACCAGTGACACGTTTAGCATTAACATAAGCTCGTGCTAGAGATGTTTTAGCTAAACCAATGGATTTGTCAGCTAGGTTATCATAAGCTTTATACATAAGGTATTGCTTACGGAGTAAACCACTGACGTCAACATCAGGCACTGCGGTATCCACTGCGTTATTCATTGACTCACGTATGATCTTTAAAGCTTTAGCCTTAGAGTCCATATATTCATCGTTGACCATCTTAGGGTCAATATCTAGCAACCATTTATCTAAATCCTTACGTGCTTGTAAGATACCTACAGAAGTACCATCAGAAGCATTTATGAAGTCTTTAGCTTGATCAAGTATAGCTTGCATCTTCTTAGGTGAAGCAATTCCGACAACGGAAGCATTCCCTGAAAAATACTCAGCTACCTTAGCATCTAGATCTGCATTTAAGACTTTTCGGTCAATATCGGGATTGCCTTTAAGCTTAAGTCGTTTGACAAGACGTTCAGCTGTAGAATCAATTTCATCGTAGACTGCATTAGCATTTACAATTGGATTGTTACTACCTTTCACCTTAGGTATTAAAGATACCACGTTGATCACTTCTTGTTCTAAAGCATCAGGTGTTGTAGTTATACTACCTAAGAGGCCGTTAGTGTTTGTACGTCGTATGTCCTTACGCTCTAACTTTACAGGTGCTAAGATTTGAGTAATAACATCATGGCGACGCTCTATGCTTTGTAGCTTACCAGAGTTCTTTGCAGCCCATCCCCATTTGTCTAATGTAGCTGTGACAGGAGGAACTTTAGTGGCGGGGACACCCATAAGAGCTAAATCAAAACCAGCTCCAAGACGCATAGCCTCTTGAGGGTGGTTCTCTTTCCATTTCAAGAAGCTACCAAAGCTTGTCTTAGCAGCCTCAAGTCCTTCTCTGAAGAAAGGAGTTTCAGAGATGTCATAAGCAATAGATGCCAATGACTCCATGGTGTACTCCTCTACTGTGTCGGGAATAGCATTAGAAAGTGCATGACCAGCTACCTTGAGACCTGTCGTGAATACATCACCAGCAGCAGGTAAGATAGCTCTAGTAGTGGCTATAGCAGGAACATCGGTAGGCATTAGCATACCTTCATCATACAGTTGCTGTGTCTCAGCTATGCCACTTGTCAATGAGTTTGCAACCTTGGCAGGAGCCTCAGTCAGTGTAGCAAGTAAGTCATCAGGCGTGGAAGGTTTATAATCAACAAAATCAGCCCTCTCTTTAGCTTTAGCTTCAGTATAGACAGCACTTAGACTGTTAACGGCAGCATTGTTACCTTCAGAAGCCGCTAGTTGTATAGCTTGTTCATAGCGTTTAAAATCAAATGCGGCCATGGTTATAGTCCTATTCTATCTAAGATTGCTTGAGCTTCAGGGGACAATTGTATTGTTGTTGGCACCTGAGGCGTTTGAGGTGTCCGTTCAGGACGTACAGGGGCCTCAAGGTAGAAGCTAGTACCATTCTTCCATTGATCATTACCTGATAGCTTAACTAGTTTATTCACAATAGCATTGTTCTTAGCGATAGCCATATTGGCATATGTACGTTCTAACTCAAGTAACTTGTTGATTGACTGTTCTTCAAGAGCAATGTCACCTGCAGCTATACCTTGTGCATACTCCCTGTCCTTATCGGATAGACCAGTACCAGCACCAAAGGCTTTAATGATCTCAGCAACAGCACGACCACGGAACTTGAAGAATGCTTCAGTATTTCCTACCATCTCATCTTGTTTTTCAGTTGATAAGCCCATGGATCCAAGAATCTTACGTGCCTGTAGTCCCATCTCACCAAACTTACCAGTAACGATACCTTCATCTACCATGGCTTGTGATACATAGTTCAACTCTAGCAGCCTTTGAGCATCAGTAGCTTGGGTATGTAGTTCACCATAAGTTTCGAGCTCAGTGTCTACCATAGTCCTTGTAATGTAATCCATCTGTGTGACTTCTTGAGTAAGCTGAGGTGCTACTGACAAGTTAAGAGATGAAGCTTCAACCCACTTCTGAGTTGTTGGATCAAATACACGACCTGAGCTGTCTACTCTATAAAACTCAGTAGCATCAGTAGAGGTCTTAAATGGTTTTAAGTCAGCCTCCACACCTTTAAGCATATCAACGAATAAGGTGGAATCCATGCTATCAAATTCACCACCCTGTACTCGCTTAATCCACTCAGGGCCTTTGTTGTACTTAGCTGATAAAGCTAACTTACCGTTACGTCCTTTAGTCTCACTGATTCTAATCTCTTCTTGTGATCTAACTTGATCAGCAGCCTCATCTAGGTCACCACCATTGTTAAGTAGTTCAACAGTAGAAGTTAACTTTAGATTAGTAGCAGCAGTAACTAAGGACTCTCTGCGACGCTGTTCTTTAGCAACCGCAGCTTTCCTATCAGTCTCAGACTTAAGATCAGCTTGTCCTTTCTGAAGTAACTGACCCCCTCTCTCTACATAACCCAGCTTGATAAGCTCACCACCAAACTTAATGTTACTTGAAGGTGTACCAGCTGAAAGTTCTTGACCGTACTGTTGTTGCATTGCCTGCTGTTGTGCATTCTTAGCTTCAAGCTCAGCTCTCTCTTCATCGGCACCTCCAGCATTATCACCTAGGGCACGACCTAAGATACTACCGAACATACTGCCCATACGAGCACGTTGAGGGTCACGAGCACCCTGAGCAGCATCATTCATCATCTTCTGTTGATTAGCCTGAGAGCGGACTCTGCGTTGCTTTAAGAGATCATCAACTGTAATCCCTTGTGTAAATAAACCTTGATAAGCCATAATTATTTCTCTTGTGTTTCTTTGCGTAGTGGAGACAGTTTATTATTAACCACCTGTGAGCCAACCTAATCCAGTATCAACCCATCCAGATATATTGGCAGCACCGCCTGCAGTACCCGCGTAAGCATTTAAACCACCACCGAGTAGATTAAGCCAATCATTAGGTTGATAGTTATCCTTATTAGCTCTTGCTTGTCCAGTAATCAAATTAATACGGTTCTGTTCAGTTTCTAACTCATAGTTCTGAGCAGCAACGTCACGTGCTAGGTTATAGTTACGGTTACCAGTAAGCATACCCATCTCATAGTCTTGCAACTGTTGTTGGTTAGCCATAGCCATCTTCTGTTGATTTAGGCCATAATCCTGATACTGTTGCTGAGCAGCTAGTCCATAGTTCTGTTGACCAAACCCATAGTCCTGTACTTGCTGTTGTGTAGCTAAGTCCATCTTCTGTTGGTTAAGACCATAGTCTTGCATCTGTTGCTGCTGCTGTAGACCGTAGTTCTGAGTTTGACCTAAGGTATCAAAGGCTAAACGATCCTTCTGGTTTAAGGTGTCTAAAGCCATACGCTCAGTATTGAGACCAAAGTTCTGATTGTTGCTTAACTCAGCTAAGTTCTGACCTCTATTGGCTAAACCAAAGTTCTGTTGTTGACCTAGGGTATCCAAAGCCATACGTTCAGAAGCTAGACCAAAGTTCTGTCTATTACTTAATTCAGCTAAATCTTGATTTCTACTTGACAAACCAAAGTTCTTGTTAGCCATAACATTAGCTTGGTCTTGAGTCTGCTGAGCCAGTCCAAAGCGATCTTGAGCCAAACCATAGTCCTGCATCTGACCACGTTCATTCAGAGCAAAGTTCTGTTGGTTGAGACCGTAAGCTTGATCCTGAGTCTGCTGAGCTAGTCCAAAGTTCTGTGCTTGTCCCTGTGCACTTAAGTTGAACTGGTTCTGAGCTAAGCTAGCCTGCTGTTGGGCTAGACCATAGTTCTGAGATTGACCTGCTTGAGCTAATCCAAAGTCCTGTGATTGTCCTCGTGAAGCTAAGTTAAACTGTGCTTGGTTGAGACCATAGTCTTGAGTCTGTCCTTGTGACGCTAAGCCAAAGTTCTGAGCTTGTGCCTGAGCATCCAAAGCTAAGCGCTGTTGAGACAAACCTTGCTCTTGACGTGCTTGTTGGTTGACTAACTGCTGCTGAGCAATATCTGACTCTAACTGGGCACCTTGGATACCAGCAGATAACATACCTTGGCCTGAGCCCATAAGGTTAGCGTATTGCTGCTGCTGTGCCTGTTGGTTCTGACCAAAGCGTTGACTATCTAAACCAGCTATAGCCTGTGACCTTGCAAAAGCATCATCAGTAGATTGTGACGCAAGACCAGCAAGTGCTTGAGCTTGTGCTTGGTTCATACCAAATGCGTCTGGTTGTACCATTCCACTGTCTACACCAGCGCCTACAGCTTCACCAGCAAGCCTAAGACCTAGGCGACCTGAGCCAAACATATCTTGCTTAGCTAATGCACGTTGTTGTGCAAAGGCTGGATCAAGTAATGCTGAGCGTTGAGCAAACAAGTCTGCTGCACGTTGGTCAGTATTCATGTCAAAGCTGAGTTGATCTGGAGCCTGTTGTGCGTTAGTCGCTGCTTGTGTCAATAACCCTTGACCTGAGCCTACTAGGTTACTTAAGCTTGAGTAAGGATCGTTAAGGCTGGTTGTGGTTCCATCTTCGGTAGTCGTAGATGTACCTGTACCTGACCTAAAGGTTACTGGCTTAAATGTTCCTGAGTCTGCAGTTCCTGTAGGCACCGCAGCACCACCTTGTGCAACAGCAGTAGGAGCTTGTGCAGCTATAGCTACCTGAGGAGCTTGTGCCTGAGCTGCAGGAGCAGCCTGAGCATAGTTCTGATACTGTAGAGCCGTGGGTGCTGCTTGTACTGCTACTTCACGTTGTAATGAATCATAGGCTGGTGTGCCTCGTGGTGCTTGTGCCTGATATGGAGCCTGAGGAGCTTGTGGCACCTGAGGAAGAATCATACCCTGTCGTGCTGCTAGCTCATAGGCTGCTGCTTGTGACTGCGGTGCCTGACGTGCCTGAGGTACTTGAGAATACTGAGGGCCTTGATTAGGGCGACCTTGGCTCTGTAGTGCCTGCTGACGTGCCAAGAGCTCTTGAGCCTGTGCCTGTGGAGGCTGACGTTCCTGTTGGCCTGCTTGGTTAGTAAGCATACCACCAGTGTTGGGGCCTAAGAGCTGATTGTCACCGCCATTCCAGTTACCATAGTAACCTTCCTCAGGAATACGAATCTGAGACTGATTCCACGTAGGTGCGTAAGGATCATAAGTTGAATCAGTATCTTTAGGTATCGTAGGTGCCCAATCAGGCCTAGCACCATCAGTAACTGGAGCTGAAGGAGCATAAGGATCTACTGCAGGAGCATTACGCAAGTCTTCTTGACGTTGCCATTCATCCATTCCTAGATATGCTTGGTCTGCTGCAATGTCATAAGGAGTCTTAACATAAGCATTGGGATCTACATAATTAGGATCTTTAGGTGCCCACGAAGGACGACCATCAGGGCCACCAATGTAGTGTAGACCAATCTTACCCATCTCTGCTTTTACAGTTTCAGGAGTATCTTCTACTACTGTACCGTCTTCACTTACAGTGTGTGTTGCACCCATACTATTAATATCAGCGTTTTCATCACCACGAGTAGGCTTACCTGATTTATCATTATCCACATGATATAGCTCACGTGCAGCATTAACTGCATCTTGGACAGACATACCTGTGGGTAATCCATCCTTGACCATCTTATCATAGTGCACCTTAACTGCATCATTCATGCCGTACTTGGTTTGATTCCAGAAGGTCTTACCAGCTGTCTTAAGCATAGCAGCCGTAGGCTTTAGGGCAGCAAGAAGCATACCAACCTTAGTGGTAGGTAGTGCGTTGCCTTTATAATAACCAGCAGGGTAGTTAGCACCCGTGTTTGACTTAGTTGTGTTGTAGTTTGTTGACCCACGGCCTACTGGGCCAGTGCCTGCAGAAGTTTTTTTACTATACTTTTTAATTACACGATTAGTTTCAGCCTGATCTGCTGCCAGTTCCGCTGAAGATTTAACTCCCCTGTTTCCATCATCTATACTAGGCATACTTAAATTCCCTCTATTATGCGTTTAAAGCATCAATCTCAAGACGCAACCGAGCAATCTCAGCTACCTTAGGGTCTACCCATCCAGCTAGTTCAGCCCATGTAGTGCCGTCAAATGTATAACGTCCGCCTTGCCAATCCGCTGGAGGTGTTGCGCCAGTGTGAATGGTGGCATTAGAGGAGTTCATATCGCCAATGATAAAGTGAGGGCAAGTGATGTTCTCAGCAGTAGAGATTAATGAATGTTCATCATCAAAGGTATACGCTGATACGTTGTTAGAGTTAAATGTAATTGTTTGCATTAGGAGTTACCTTTAAGAATTAATGAAGTTGCTGATATTGCTTTACCTGCTACGACAGATGGAGTACCTGCGCTTGTGGCTAG